ACTACTTCTTGAGTCTACGTTCTCTGAGAAGACAATCTTTGATGCTGATAATCTTGTCCATCTCAAATTCCAAGAGATTGATAAGGAGGCAAAGCTAGCCAACGGCAATTACCTTATGGATATCTTCATTAAGAATGGAATTACTCATTCTGAAATGAGGGTTGGTATGGGCCGAGATCCATTAACTCCAGAAGAGGAGATGGATCTTGCCTGGAATAAATGGGATCGAGAGAAGGCTCTTATTACGGCTGGCGACGAAACTCTTGTTTATAAATCTGCCCCAACTACGACTGGCCCTACGTCTACAAAGAAGCCGTCTGGCGCGGTTGGTAACAAGAACAGGCCAAAGAACCAGCATGGTACCAGGAAGTCTCCTAAGTTAAATAGAGACTCTTTTGTTGCGGGGAATAACCCAGATAGTAACCCAATTCTATATTGGTATAACGCTATAAGAGATGAGCTACAGATTAGGTGGGCCGCAGATAATCGTCTCGACTTGGTTAAGGCTGAAGTAGATATTCGGGCAACCTTTGCTCTTGCCGTAAAGGACATGAATGAAATCCTCCATCGGATTATCAGGGAAGAGTATCGAGACCCAGAAACTATCTATGGCATTTATAAGATGGCGGATTCTCGAGTAGAGAGCTATGTAGCTAAGTTGGAGAGAGATCTAATTTCTCAGCTAAAGACTAGCTCTTATAGCCCCAACGTTATATTTGAATCTCTTAAGTTCAGAGCTGTACTTATCGGCGAAACCGAGAGGCAATGGGCTCGTAATGCAGCTTCTCTAAGATGGCTTCGAAAGTTTAAGGTTGACATAGAGATTGTTGGCAGTGATACAATGTGCGATGTATGCAGGTCCAAATTGACCACCATTAGGGCGGATGATAGACTTGAAGAAGTTGAAATTCCACCATTTCACCCGTTATGTGGATGTGGACTAAAAGTTGTTCAGTAGGAAGGCGATATGACTTTTAACATTAATGAGCTTAAAGACTTCTTCCTCTTTTCGCCTTCCGCGGGGAGAGCTGGTGGTCAGAGTGCAGATCCCAATGCTCGTCAAATGTCCCTTACTGGTAAAGGTCTAAAGGTAACTCTTCGGGCCTCTCATGCTGGTATGAGGAATCGCAACTGGACCATGTATGCTCCAGACGGTATGCGCAATAGTTGTCATACCTGGGTTTACCCATATCAGAAGCCAGTTCAAGTTCATCATGACGATATGGCCGATCCAATCGGTCGTATCATTGGAGCAAGATACGCCCCCTTCGAAGCATCTGCTAACCTATCTCAAGATATGGTAACGGCAATGCGTCTTTTTGACGCAGCGAAGTCAGATACAGATATCGTAGATGCCGCAAACCTTCTGGACGAAGCCGGGGTTCTTGATGGAGAAGACTGGAAGGGCGTTGGAGAGCTACTATTCGATACGGTTATTATGGATGCCGATGCTGCTCAGAAAGTCCTAGATGGAAGATATCTGACTGTTTCTGTTTCCCAGCATCCAAAGAAGGCCCTATGCTCGATCTGTCATCAGGACTGGGTTGAAAAGGGTCAGTGTAAGCATGAGCGTGGAGAGGTAGACGAAGAAACCGGCAAGCGGATGTTCTTAATCGTCGGCGATACTCGTGGTACAGAGGTTTCATTTATCAATCATCCCGCTGATGAGTTTGCTGGGCCTTCAGAAATAAGGCCTATTAGCATTGATCAGCAGGCTGAGGGAGCAGAGCCTCTTAAGGACTTTGTAATTAAGACAGAGGCATTTGTTTCTTTAGAGCTCTTTGATGCTGAGGAGATTCATACTATGAAGGTAGACGATGTGGCTCCAGTCATCGAACCAACACCAGTTGTAGAGCCAGTAGCTGAGCCAGTAGTTGTAGAGCCTGTTATTACAGAGTCTGTTCGAGAGGAGCCTGTTATTACAGAGCCAGACAAGCCACTAGACCAGACTGTTGCTGAAGCAATGAAGCTTTTATTTACAGACAGTAAGTTTACTGACGAAGATCTTCTTAGAGAGCATGCTGAGATTGAGAAGGTTCTTGCAGAACGAAATGTTAAGGTTGATCACCCTTGCTCTGCCTGTTCCGAGAAGGATGCTCAACTTAAGGACCTGGCTGTTCTTCCAGAAAAGGTTCGTGATCTAGAGGGCACTCTTCGTATTGTTCGTTCAGAGTGGCAAGAGGTTGTAGCGAGTCAGAAGGTTATGACTGATCTTAATGCCGACACTCTTGTCGAGCTAGAAACTACTCTGAAGAAATACGTAAAGCTTGCAGAACTAATTCTGGACAAAGACTCTAAGGAAGAGGAGATCGACTCCAAGGTTGAGGCCCTCTCTCTTGATTCTCTCCGTAAGTCTCTTGCAGAAACTGATCTTACAGAGGCAATTTCATTCATTCGGAGTGGTTTAGTTAGGAAACCAGAAGAAAAGATTACGATTTCTGATGCCGCTCCGGTTGAAATTAAGCCTCTTCCAACTGTAGAAGATGCAACTTTAGAGTATGCAAAGCAGCTCGTAAATACTCGTAAACGTTCGGGATTCAATGCGGCGAATGAATATCTTGGGCAGCTAAAGCGGAGGGGAAAGTTAGAAAAAGACTTCTCTCTTGCCAAGGCCGAAGAACTTGTGGCAAAATGATTAAGCAAGGAGCGAATTAGATGGCTACTCGGATGTACGAAGCAAACTTCAAGCAGTGGGATCATTCCGGTAACGTGGTCCCAGAAGTTGAGCACTCGGAAAGTCAGTATCCCAGTGCAGAGCTAAAGCCGGCTGCTTGGCTGCCAGTCCAGAGATACGACAAGAAGAATGAGTCTTATGCCGTTATCAATGCTGGTAAAGTCATTGCGGTTGATCGTGAAGGTAGAGTAGTTCCCGCCGGCCTCCGTAAGGCTTTTGAGGTTGGCGCTGGTACTACCGTTCTAACCTATACGACCACAGATCATGATGAGGGAGTCATCGACCTGGCAACTGGCGCAACCGTTGCCGGTGCTGGTGCTACTTACACCCAGACTCAGCTAACGGCAGCTCTAAAGACTCGTAACCTAATTCGCTCGACTGAGTATGCCTGTGACTTCATCAGTCGCCCGGTTGGTTACGCTCCTTACTCTTTCTGGAAGTGGTGTGGTGGTGACGGTTATAACCCGGCACAGTTCGTACAGCACAACTACTGCCTCCAGACTCAGGTAGCTGCTGGTTGTGATAAGGTCCTCCAGATCCCCCACCTACCAGCAGTAGAGACTGCTGAGGTAATGGGCGACGGTGGCGTAATCAGTGATATCGCTATCGTCTTTGGTGGTGGTGGTCCAACAGCAGTTGCTTGGAAGAGCGCAACTGGTATTCACGCTACCTTGAAGTACGCAAGTCTCGTGGCTGCTACTGATAACGTAGTTGCTTACGTATTTAATGAGTATCCAGTTGCTAAGAATATCTCCTGGACAACTCCGATTACTGACTCAGCTAGCAACCTAGCTTCGATGACTGAGGTTAGCTCGATCGCCGACGTTATTGCTGGTGGTAGCTCGTACTACTACATCGATTACGAAGCTGGCGTTATGTTCCTCTATGAGGCTGGTGGTAACGCAGTCCCAGCAGCTTGGACTAACGGTACAACGACTATCACCTACTACAGCTACGAGAACGTAGCAACGGGCAGTGCCAACTACGCAACCGTAATTGGTGATATCAACGTTGGTGACTTTGTTACCTTTAACGCCACTTCAGACTACATCAAGTGGGTTCCCGATATCGGTACCTGCTCTGGTAATGCTGGTGATGTCTATGCTGGCGATCCTGATTATCCGGGTGGTGTTGCAGCTACCATTTCGGCTCAGCTTGAAGGTTTTATGAGAGACTCGGTCATGCAGGTTATCGGTCAGGTTGTCGCAGTTTGGACCTGGCCGCGCAGCGCACTAGATAAGGTTGCTACTCAGTATACGCAGCTGTCAGTGATGGAGCGTATGCCAGGTACTGCAACTCTAGGCATGACAGATGCCCTCAGTCAGAGCGGCTCTGCTAACAAGATGGTAATTATCAACTTCTGCGCACGTTAAAGAAGGGCAGCGGAGGAAAGTAAAATGTCCGGTAGATTCCAAGATTTCGATCACTTCAACTCGGTACTCCAGTCTAGGGGTTTGGACCTTTCCGACCGCGACAAGAATGGAATACCTAAGAAGGTCTCTCTAAGAGACTGGCTAGATGCGGGCAAGGAAAATCTAAAAGAGGTTATTGGCTCTGGAGTTAAGCTTCAGGACACAATCTCTACTCCCGACATTACTCCTTGGCTACCTCAGGTAATCGAGCGTAATGTTATGGAGGCGGTTGAGCCCCTTCTCGTCCTAACCTCTCTCTTTGAGAAGATGAGCTACGAGCCAGGGCAGATTCTAGAGTTCCCTGCTGTCGGCGCAGTAAGTGCTGCTGATATCGCAGAGCTAGAGTCTTATCCGCTCGTTCGTCTGCAGGAGAGTGGAGCTACTGTTACGGCAAAGACCGGTAAGAGTGGTATCGCTTTTGAGATCTCGGAAGAGGCTCAGATGCGGTCAAAGTATGACCTTATCGGGATGCACACTCGTGCTTGCGGCCGTGCTCTAGCTCGGCACAAGGAAGTTAAGGCTGCCAACTTCCTGCTCAACATGGGCGTTGTTGCCTTTGACAACCGGACTCCAACTAGCTCAATGTTTGGTGTAACAACCGGACGTGGGTTTGATGGTACTGCAAACGGGTCAATGATTCTTGATAACCTGTTTGATACCTTCTCTCTAGTTATGGCTCAGGGTTTCATGCCCAATACCCTAATCATGAACCCCATGACTTATGTCATGTTCCTTAAGGATGAGGTTCTAAGGGCAATCACTCTAGCTGGTGGTAATCAGGTTTGGTATGCCTCATGGCGTGGCACTCCAGTTCGCCTTGGTCCCGGATCAAGAACTGGCGTATCTGGTGGTCGGGCAATTGTTCCTGGTAGCGCAGCTTCAGGTGATACGGCAACGGCTACAAGGGATTACCCACAGGATGTTGACAGTGCTCCTGTCCTTCCTGGCCGCTGGCCCTTCCCGCTTCGTATCGTTGTGTCGCCGTTTATTCCGTTTGACGCACCGACCAAGCGGACCGACATCATCGTATGTGATGGTAGCGAGCTCGGCTTCTATATTGAGGAGCACGGAGTAAAGGTTCAGGAGTGGCAGGACCTAGCGATTGACTCGACTAAGTACAAGCTCAAGGAGCGTTATTGCTTCCACGTAGCAAACGAGGGTCTTGCTATTGCCGTTATGAAGAACGTAAGAGTTGTACCGAACGAGATTAACCTGCCCGCTCAGGTTACCCATGCCGTAAGCGGCTCGCTCCAGCCTATCCCTGCAACTACCCCGGTCTGATAGTCCTTAGATAGTCTTCCAAATGTGTTAGTATTCCTCTAGTCAGGAGGAATATGGGCACTATCTCTATCCAGCTAAGAAAGACAAAATTTGCTCCATGGGGCATTTTTCGAGACTCTATTGTTCGCGGAAACAGAGTCCCTCTTCCAATTATTTGGCTTACCGAAGATGAACCGTTTAAGCAGATTGAAGAAGAGGACTTATATGAGTCGGAGATACAGAAGATTCTGATGTCTGCTCAGTTAGGGACAATTGAGGTTAGTGGTATTTATGTCCCGCCGCCAATTCTTCCAACTGTAGTTGCTCCGGTGGTAGATGAAGTAAGTCGGGAGCAAATGGTCTTTGACGTTACCTCCCTTATTAAGAGGGAAGACGAATTAAGAGAACAAGATGCGATAGAGCGGAGAGAACGTCTCCAGAGATCAATAAAGAGTAAAGTGGCCGACTATCCAGAAGTCGAGACTTTTTTAAATAGGCATGCGTCTACTGTAAAAAAGGCACTTAAAGAGCTAGCCACTAAAGAGGCGCCCATTACTTTCTTTTCTGCCTGTAAGAGTGCTGAAGAAGCCGGGAAAAATAGACCCGGAGTTCTATTATTGATTGTAGAGATTCTCCGTAGGAAGATTGCGGCTGTGGGAGTCGATACTGCTTTCGATAGAGGCAGTGGACGATCAACTCTAGCCGATGCGTATTATACGATGATTGAAGAGGAGGAGGATGAGGAGGAAGTACCCCCTTGTATCCCTTCCGTCTAGTCGTACCCATTCTTATCTTTACCCACCCTCTCTTTCACTGTAAAATCTAGCTATGGCAGCTCCAACCATAGTTTCTACAGTTCCAACTTCTGGGGCTGTTAGTGTACCCGTTAACGTTGAGATAGAAGTTGTCTTCGATCAGGAGATTGATTTATACCGTCTCCGTAATGGTGGGATTATTCTAGAAGGTCCAGATCAAAGTAAAAGTATTGGTCCCGCCTTTATAGAGATGATGCCCCCTAACACCGACGAGGATGATCTCTTAACTTCTCCTGGATATAAAGGAATCGTTGGAGTTGATTACGAATTTAAACGGGTAGATGGTTCTGGGGCTGAGGTTAGTTATTACGATTATGGCGATACCTCTGGGGCTGGTGGGATTTATAGAACTAAGGTAGTTCTCACGCCTACTAAGCCACTGGCCCCACTAACTGAATATACCGTTTTTGTTGTTGGCGACGAAGATACAACTGATGCCTATGATTTTGGTCTTTCTACCAGAACGATATTCGATCCAAGGAAGGGCGCGAATTTTGGCAATGGCGAAGTTGTATTTTATGGAAGTTATTCTGGATCTATAAGACAACAATTCTTTATTGAAATTACAGTTGCCGGGACTGCCGGAACTGCTGAGTATGAGTGGTGGACTTC